CAAGATCGGTAAATGACAAATTATCAGCATCAACGACGCCTGTCTCGCCAATCGGACCGCGCTTGCCTTCCGGGCCTGGAGGACCGACCGGTCCAGGGATTCCCTGTATACCAGGGTCGCCTTTCGGACCCGACAAACCACGCGGACCGGGATCGCCCTTCGGACCCGGAGGCCCCGGAGGGCCGGCAGGTCCAGCCGTCGGCGGCTGCTGCTGCCAGTTATAGAACTGCAGCGCCCAGGCGTCGTACCGTTCCTGCCATTGGGCCATCTGTTCGCCGCGATCCTGTTCGGCCTTGATCCGGATGTCCTCCTGTGCCTGGAGCAGCGTGCCCAGCTGCTGGAGCAGGATGACGGCGGTTTCGGCGCTGAGCGGCAGGGCACCGGCATTCTGTTCGATAATCGCCATGTCAGATCCTCCCATAACGCGGATCGATGTCGTCCACATGGTTGGCACCCGTCAGGTTGAAGCTGACCGTGCCGGCAGTGGTCTTCGTCTTGTACTCGTCCTCGACCAGGTGCACGTAGTCGCGCAGCATCTTGAACAGGTTGTCCTCGTACTGCACCTGATAGCCTGGCGGCGGTGTGCCACCTTCCTCGTCCATCATGTAAAAATGAACCGCTGCCCCGAGGCATACCACGCCCCGGATGTAGCGGTCAGGAAAATAGCCGTAATCGAGAGTGCCGACGGGGAGGTCGCCGAAGACAGGATACACGGTGTTGAGCTTCTGGTTGATGTCATCCACCGCCATATCGAGATACTTAACCATCTCGCGATAGCTCAGAGTTTCGCCTGCGAGACGCTCGTTGACCCGTTCAATAATCTGGCTCAGGAGCATGCGTCACCTCCACGAAAAAGAGGGGGAAAATCATTTCCCCCTCAGTGTATCATGGTCCTGATGTCCTGACAAGTTTACGTGTCAGCCGCCATCAGTCCGGCGGCTTTGAGCGCCGCAAGCAGGGCGTTGACCTTGACTTTCAGGGCATTGGCCAGGGCCTGCGTGGTCGCGGCATCGCTGCCGTCCGCGGTGTCTTCCGCCGCGATATTGGTCGCGATGCGGGTGACCAGGGTCTCGGCGACCAGGAGATCATTCGGGATGTCCGGCACGGTCTCCATCTTGCGTGTGGCGGGGTTATAGGCTACGAGGTTCTTTCCGGTCCAAGTGTCTGCCATGTGCTCCTCCTGTTATCGGGGAATGAGCTCCAGCGACCCAGCATCCTTGCCGTCGAAGTTCTTCTGCACATCGGCCATCCGCTCCATGCGCATGACGTGATCGTCCACAGCCCGGCGACGGGCGTGCACGATGGCGGCATACGGCCTTGGGATCTTGTACCCGCGCCCGTCCAGGGGCAGGTAGATCGAGAGGTTGTTGAGCGTGACGGTCATGATGTTACCGAAGTACGGGCGGTACATGGGTGCCATGGAGACTTCCACCAGCGCGGACTTCTTCAGGTCCCGCATGTTCTCCTGCACCTTGGCCTGGGCTTTGGTCAGCTCTGCGTTTGCTTTGCGGGCGATATCGCCCGTGAGGTTGACTTCGGGCGCGGAGTCCGTCGCGACCGGCGCGTCTTCGAGGATTCTGTCCAGTTCATTCTTGCGTGGCATGGGTATCTCCTTTCGAGCTGGGTGCCCTGCTCCCTGAACAGGGCACCCGTCACTCAGCGGCGTCTGCCGCCGCGTTTACACTTGCGGGCCATCAGGCATTGACCATCGTCGGTACGCAGACGTAATCGACGATCGCCTCAGGCCGGACGGAACCGAACCCGACGCTGTTGATCTTGAATCCGATGGACTGGCGCTGGTCGATCGGGTCAAGCACACCGGTGGAGCCAAGGGCCTTGGTGTACATGCGGGCCTGGTCCTCGCCCTGCAGGCCGGTGCGCACGAGCGCATCCTTGCCCAGGATCAGGATGTGCTGCATCTTGAACTCGACCGCATCCGTCACGTCCGACAGGTTCCAGGTCGGCTTGTTCGGGATGTAGCTGGCATCGAAGCCGGTGATCGGGTCCTTGACGTAACCGGAGACCAGCGAATACTGGTCGGCATCGGTCTCGATCAGGTCGGCAAAGGTCGCGGAATCGGAGGTGCCGATCGTCGGGGAGGCGATGGTGCCCTTCCAGATCTTGAGCCGCTTCTTGCCGTCCGCATCGACGTACTCGCCGGAGGTCGGCACGACCAGCGTCTCGTAGAATTCCATGCCGAACATCGGGACCAGCATGGTGTTGTCGTACATGGTCTTCGTGGTCTGATTGATGGTCATGTACGCCTTGACCACCGTGTCATCGATCATGTCGAAGTAGAACTCCGGCGAACCGATGACGTGATAACGCCCGTTGTTGCGCGGACGGACCAGCGCCTTCTTCATGGAGAGGACGATCTTCCGAAGGTCGGTCATGCTCGGAACGCCGTTGGCGAAGGTCAGGTAGTCGGGACCGAGGACGGACCCGGCATAAAACTTCTGGGCATTCAGGAGCAGGGCGTTGCGGGCCAGCAGATCCAGGGTCTCGATCGCGACGATCGAATACTCCTTGGCGAAATGGCTGAGGACGGGATCGACCACCTTGAAGGACACCTTGTCGGTGAACTCCATGTAGCGGCCATACTGATAAGCGTCCAGCTCGTACTTGACGACGGAGCCCTTGTCGGAGAACGGCGGGATGCCTTCCGGCAGCGGGTTGGTGTGCGCCTGCAGCGAAGACCACCGGCGCAGCTGGAGCTTGTCGGCCTTCTCTTGGATGGGCATGGACTCCGCATAGCGGAAGTACACGAACTGATCCGCGTCAATGCGGATCGTGTCCAGGAGCTGCTTCGAATAGAAGGTCTCCGGGGCGATGGGGGCGCCACCAGCGATCTGCTGGTTGACGAATGCCGCGACACTCTGGATGTCGCTGACGGCGGCGAGGGCGTTGAGGGTTACTTCGGGCATGGGTGCCTCCTTACTTCAGCCCAGATCGGTTCAGCAGCTGCGTCAGATCGGCAACGCTGGTGACCTGGGTAGGCGGCTCGGCAGGTTTCCCCGAAAGACTCGACGGCGCGGAGCTATGCTCCTGCGTCTTGCGCTGATTGGCGAGGGCTGCCTGAACCGCACGGTCTCTTTCCTGTGCGAGAATCTTGTCGAAGTTCAGGGCCCTGTATTCCTGCATGAGATCGATGGCGGTCATGTACGGGTTCTTCCCCGCGTCGTACAGCTGCTGGGCAAATTCCTGCAGCTGGGCCTGGCTGAGATTGAACGAGGACATGACCTTCTGGAACCCGATGGCGGCGGCCTGCTTGAGCATCTCCCGCTCCTTGGACAAGGCGTCCTGGCGGGCCTGCTCCAGCTGCTGGTACAGCTCGACCGGCACGTTGTTCTTCTGGGCTTCGCTGGCTATAAGCCGCTGCTCCAACACCGAGATCAATTCATCCGGGTCTTTGACGTTATCGATTCCGATCAGCTGGCCGATCTTACCCAGTGCGCTGATGAACCGAGCGTTCTGGGTGCGCATCTGCGCGAACGCGGCGTTCTTCGGATTCTCATTGAATATCTGCTCGGGTGTCTTTTCCGGAGTCGGCTCCGGAGGAGCAGCGGACGGTTCCGCAGGTGCGGGTTCCGCCGGAGGGGTTGCAGGGGGTACAGGGTCTGGTGCGGCCGGAGCCGGCGCGGGTGCCGGGGGCGGTGCGCCTGTCGCGTAACTGGCCAAGGCTCCGGTTAGGGTGGACATGGATTCGGACTCTGACATCTGCCTTACCTCCTGACGGCGGTCCGCTGGCGGGGCGGACCCTTTCACGCACAGTGGGGTGCGGTCCCTTTAGGTATCAGTATAGAGGTCGTCATGACATCCTGTCAATATTGCATCTCAGGCGGCGGCATGCCCTGATCCATCGGCGGCTCCATCGGCATCTCCGGCGGCGGGGCCTCCATCATGGCGGGCGGCTGTTCCTGGCCCGGCGTCCGCGAGTTCTGCAGGTCCTGCGCGACCGCCGCGATTGCGTCCTCGGCGGGCATGCCGTTCTTCGTCAGCTGGGCGAACCCGAACAGGATGCGGCTGACCTGCTCCGTGTAGTCCGCCGAACGCTGGATGCCCATGCGCTGCTGCATCAGCTCCTTGTACGGCAGATCCTGCATCAGCAGCCATTCCTCCGGCGTGATGAACTCGACCTTGCCGCCGGACTGGGCGTACTGGGCCTGCTTCTCCATCAGCACGGTCGCCATCTGCGCGACGCGCACCTTGTTCTTGGGCAGCTCCGAGGAGATGTCGATCTTGTACTGGCGCACGGCGTTCTTGTCGAGCCGCCCGAAGTCGATCTGCAGCACCTTGTAGGCATCGGCCCCGGAACGGGCCGGGTCCTTGATCAGGTAGCTGCGCTTCTGGCCGTGCTCCATCAGGTTCTCCAACACGAGCTTGGTCAGGCGCGTCGCGTAGGATTCGTAGTTGGCGATCTTGTACGTATCGATCAGGGTCGCCTGGTCGAGCGCCGCCTCCATGCCGCCGGTGGTCAGGATCGATCCGGTGGACTTGCCAGTGTAGCGGTCGGTCACGCCCGTCACCT